TCTTGTGGCACGGGGGACAATTCAGGGCGGGCAAATCCGCGCGCATCAGGCGCGCCTAGGCGCAACTGCTGCTGCATGGGGTCAATCCAGCGGCCCAACTGCTGCACCTGTTGGGGGGAAGCGTCAAAGCCTTGCACAGCTTGGGCCAACACGGCATCATCGCCGCGCTGGCGCTGCAACGCCTCCAACTGTGTGGCGGCTCCTAGGTTACGCTGTGCGGCTGCGGCTTGCATCAAATGGCCCGCCATGCGTTGCCCATGCGGGTCGGATTCGGGTTGCATCAAGCCATTATTGGCGGCGGCACTCACACTGGCCCATGCGCGTTGCGCGTTGCGGCGCTGCTGCCACTCATCGGCGGTTTTACTCCACTGTGCGGCGGCCTCTGGGGATGCGGCGCGAAACGCCTCCCGCACTTGTGGGGACACCTGCTGGGCATGCTGCGGGTCAATCAAACTCCCGCTATTAACCCACTGCATTTTTTGTTCATCACTAGCGCGCGCGAACTTATCTTTATAGAACTCATCCACATCGCGGCTAGCCCACTGCTGGCCCAATTGTGTGAGTTTTTCAATACCCTTGCCTAGGTTATCCCAGGCAATCGCCTTACCCTGCACGGCGGAACCAGCGCTATCGTGCAAAGGGGAGAACTGGAAACTCCAACGCGGCCCGCCAGTAGCCATAATCAAACTCCTTGCGCCTTGCGGCGGAACAAAAAAACATCTGGTAAATAATTGGGCGGATTAACGGTTATCTTTCCGTCGGTCTCTAGCCTCCCAGCGTCCGGTATAATCGTTAATAAACGCCTGCTTCTCATCGCCTTGTTTACCATAATAAGCGGCGCGAGACGAAGCAAGGTCATTTAACCGTCGGTTATGGTCGGTGATAGAATTTTCCAAATTGGTATTGATAACACCCTTATTAAAATCAAACGCGCGCTGAGCCTGCTTCAAACCTTTGAGGGATGAATAAATACCGCCAAAAGAGGCCAGGGCCTGACCAAGTCCGCCAATCATGCCGATTTGGTTTTGATTCAAGCCAAAGATAGTTCCAGACGGTGCTTGCATATTGGCAGCGGACACGCCGCCTAGGCTACTCATATTGGCAGCGTCATTGGCGGGGCCAGGCATGCCGAAGGCGGCCAACTGGTCGGCTAGCTGTGGGGTCTGCTGCAAAGGCACGCGCAAGCCTTGCTGTTGGGGGGGAAAGGGGGCAATGGCGTAGCCGCCAAAATCAGGGATATAACTCATAGAACAAACTCCAATACATCAATGCAGGGCGAGCCGGTTATCGGTAAAGCGGTTCACAAAATCCAGCACATCTTGCAACATCTCATGGCCGTAAGACTGGGTACGTTTGAGGAAAGCCTCTGGTGATTCACCCCAAAACATGGTATTCAAGGCGCGCATCATGGCTTGGGCATCGACACCGCCGGAAGCCTGCAAACCGGCCTCCCGCTCCAACTGGTCGATATATCCCTTATCCTCCTTGACCTCCTGCAAAAAGCTCTCAAACTGGGACTGCATCTTTTGCAATTTTTCCAATGCGTGCTGTCGGAAAGCGGTAGCAATGGCATCGCTCAATTTAGTCCATGTTTGGATATTGCCCATAGAATCGCTCATCATTTGAGCGAAGTTGGCAGTTCCTCCGGCCATAACATTCATGGTATACATAGTCACCAGCGCGCCTATAATAGCGCCTAGGGTGCCGCCAAATATTTTTGCAGCGGCGGCGGCAATCACAGCGCCAACAACCACATTCACAGCGGTCGTCACCACAGCCCCCCAAATACCGGTCATGCCAAAATAGTATCCACCGGCAGGCGGAAAGAAAACAGAAACAATCACTCCTATAATAAAACCAATCAATTGTTTAAAACCAAACTTCTGTCTTTTCTGCACATAAATATCAATTTCCAGCATAGGCGATTCCACCAGAACTTGCGTAGCGGGCACAATGCCGATAGTCTTGAGAGGTTGATTCAGAATGAGGCAGAAGAACTTGCTTTCATCGGGGTCTTCCATAGCTTCAGCGGCGGTCGTAATCACATAACCCCAGCGCCACACCCATTTCTCGAACTCAAGATTCACCACGCTGAACGTTCTACAGGTATTGGAATCTTCTTGGTAATAGAAATTAGTCACATCAGCGCCCACATGCCCTATGAGTTTAGAAGCATCCTTGATGGCATGATTGGCAGTAGTAATCCATGCTTCACGTGGTTTTGCGGGGCGGTTAAAATAGGGGTTGTGTTGAGTCCCTGAAATAACTGATTCCGCGCCAAACTCACCGCGCATGGCTAGGCTGTAGTGAATCCAAGAGGCAAAATCATTATCCTTGCCCCAGCGAATCTCCGTGGTCTTGCCTTTGCTCAATGGTTCAGGTGGCAACACCTGCGGCCCGTCGGCAATGGCGATTTGGTCGGCGGAAGCGGTGCCGCGCGCCTTAGCCTCCACGGCATCTAGGTAGGCATAATATTCGGCAACCTTGTTATTGTAATCCAGAATTTCATTAACTCTATCATTGACATCAAAACCTGCACTGGCGAACCCTCTAAAATACTCATAGACATAACGGCACAGGTGTTTGCGCTTAGAATTGATAGGCACGCCGTCGAAGTAATAGACATAACTCATGTCATCGAACTGTGGGTGGTTCACCAATTCTTTTAGAATTTTGCGCACACTTTTTTGAGTTTGCTTGCGCGTCGCCATATTCACCAGTTTATGTGCGGGGTTTGGGTCATTGCCGGTATAGTTATTGGCGGCTTTTCTGATGATTGCCCAAGGGGTGTTAATATGGTGTTTGCGGTGCCCTACATTGATGGTATCGCCTAATTCATCAATACGGGCATGGTTAATCACAAGTGGGCGTGGCGGCGAGGCAATGGCATCGACTGTGGTAGCAGTCGTATAATCCGCCATAGCGGCATCCAGTGTGGGGTCGCCGGTATTTATGGGGTAAATAAACACCTTAGCGATTTCAGCGTGCAGCGCCTTTGCCTCAACCTTGCCCGACAACTTGAACCAGAACGTAGCCTTAGGGCGTTCGTAGACAACCTCATAAAAAACGCCGTCTTGGTTATTACGCTTTCCTGCGTAATGGGTGCTACTCACCTCAACCCATTCGCTTGTGCTGAATCGCTCCTCGTAGCCGATGCGCTCCACATCGTAGATGGTGACAATATCGTCTGGATAATCTGCATCAAAAGCGTGAACGGAATCCACCTTGCGGTAATCACGCCAAACCCTCTGCACAGGAGCGGAACCGTTATTGCTAATCGCGTTAGAAATCTCCACAATATGGTTATCCGAATCACGCTGCCAGAATTTACGCTTGCGCTTTTGCTGTTTTGAGGAGCCGGTATTTTCTACAAACTCTTGACCATCCCAAACGAAACCGGCGCTGGGGGAGTATGGTGCAGTCTGGTTGCCTGGGTGAGACACCTGCGAACCCTGCATGAATGGTGGCTGCCCTGAAGGTGCTGGGGGCTTACTCTGCAAGGTGTAATAGGCCACAGTTCCCAACTGGCCGACTTTTGCATCGGCCTTGGAAAAGGCAATCATCTCCTGCACGCCTGAAGAGGGGTTAGGCAACAGTGGGGCGGGCTGCCCTTCAGGGGCCACAAACACGGCAAACGCGGTAGCGGCGGCATTGGTAATCTCAACGGAATAATTCCGGTTAGCCAATTCGGGGCGGTGCTGTCTGATATACTGGTCGGCATAATCTTCTGCGGCAATCTGCCTGACCTGCACATTGGAGAGTGCGAAAGCGTGGTTATCAGGATTCAGTCCTAGGGCTTGCACACGGGCCTGCACACGCGCGGCAATGGTAGCAAGCGTCGCGCCGGACATGGGGGCCAGCACCATCAATGGCCCTAAGCCAACAGCATCGTTATATCCGTCTGGTTTAGCAACCCATTTGAGATAGCGTTTATTTCTGAAATAATGCCCATTGAGATAAGCGGGCACGATAGCACTGCCGACACTCTCATTCATCAGCACTGACTTGAGCACCAGATTTCTCAAGAAAATCGGGCGTTTTTTCTCCTCGCCTGCCAGATAGCTGACGGCATAATCAACGGCAATCTGGCTGGACATTGCACGCGCGTCCTGCTACAGATTCCATCCGGTGGACACGTTAATGTCCATATAATCCTTTAGGCGCGTCAAAGCGGCATTGGCCTCGCCTGCGCTCAAACCTGCTGGCGGGTCAAGCCCTTCGTCGGTGGTGCGCATCACGGCATAATTATCGGCAAAGAGTTTAGCGGCTTTGATATGGGAATCGCGCACAAATGCGGACGACTGCACCCAATGCAGCCAATTTTGCATGAATGCGGTACTCTTGTTATCGATAGGGGAAACCGTTCCACCTGCGTCGCGGCGGTCAACTTTGGTATGTGCGCGCTGCACATTCCCTTGCTCCATGATGAGGATTTTTTGTTCTGGCAGGATATTGTTCAGGTTATATTGTTTAATCTGGTTATCCAGCAGAATCCCCGCATGCTGTGCGGGCAGCATGTTATCAAGGTTAAACTGCTTGATAGAATTATCCAGCAGCAACCCGTCATAGGTAGCGACAAGGATATTTTCAAGGTTATATTTTTTGGTGGCGTTATCCCATTGTAATCCCTTGAAGGTTTCGACAAGGATATTTTCAAGGTTATACTTCTTGGTAGCGTTATCCCACTGCAAGCCCTTGTAATTCTCCACCATAATATAATCAAGGTTATATTGAGCCGTGGCATTGGCAATCAACATTCCTGCATATTGTGCGGGGAGAATATTTGCAAGGTTATATTGTTTGGTTGAATTATCCAGCACCAGTCCAGCGTACTGTGCGGGGTGGATATTATTCAGGTGATACTCGGCAATCGCGTAATTCGTATCTTCGGTGGCTAGTTTTTGTTTAGCAAGGGCATACTCTGCTTTACCCTTTTGGGCCTCGATTTTAAGGGCTTCGTATTTGAGCTTGGTATTTTCCAACTCTACTAAGCCATTGATAGCGGCAACGCGCGCGGCAACGGAAGCCCAATACTGCTGCTCGGCGGACGCGACATACTGCACGGCATTAGCCATAGCGGCCTGCGTGGTAGCGATATAGGCTTTGGTATAATCAGCGCCGGTAATCCGTCCGGCCTGATATTCTCGTGCAAGATGGGCCTCACAGGCAACCATCAGTCCATCAAAAATCCCTGTCCCGCCGATAGTGCCGTCGGTAATCTCTTCTACGCCTAAGCGCTTCACATGATTCCACAGCGGGTCATTTTTATCAAACAGGATATTATACTTAGGGTCATCCCAATTGATATTCTTGATTTGCGGGTCGAACCCGTCCAGCAGTTGCGGGAACAGGGCATTGGCGGGGGAATGGCTGGCGTGGCTCATGGCGAATCCTGCTGGGGCGACTACTGGGTTAGTTGCTGGGAATTGTGCTTACAGCGCATCAGGCGCGGCGCGCAATTGGGCTGTGGCAATACGCTCAATCTCTTGAGCGGACAGGGGAGGGAGCAACTCAATGGAATACTCGGGCACCATCTTTGCCTGCACCTGCTCGCCGCCATCTCTGCTCACAATCTGCAAAAACTGCGCGTCCCGCAACTGCTCATAAATGCAATGGGGCACATGCCAACTTTGCGCGGCATCGCCTTTGAGCGGCACATATTTTTTGGCAGAAAGCGTGGCATTGGCAACGGTCACAATCTCGCCTGGCAGGTCGGCCTTTTGCGGATTCATGCACGATACACGAATGCGCACAAGCTTCATGGCCTCCTTAATGGCGCGTTGCCTGCTGGACAAAGCGGGGGGCATTAAATCCTGCTGCTCTGCTTTCTTGCTGTCTTTACTCTCTATGGTGGTCGTAGCCATAACAAGCGGGCCTCATGGGTATTGGTGGGGGGGGGTGGAGTGAATGGGACAACCGCGCGCGCGTTTACCTAGGGATGCGCGCGCGGTGTCATGGGCGGTGGCAATCAGGCGGGGGCAACGCCATACATCACGGCAATACGCTCGGGCTGCTTAATCAGCGTGCCGTAATACCATTGAATGGAGGCAAAGCCCTTTCTGCCATAGGGGTCTGAGCGGTCGGCGGTCTCGGTGCCTGGGGCCTTGGAAGTTACGGCAAACTTCGCGCCCCCGGTCTTGCCGTCCACCTGAAATCCGACGGTAGAGAAACTATCATCGCCGACGAAGAGAATCGGGAACACGTCATACTTTCCGCCTGATTCGCTATAGCCTGGGTTGGCGGTCACGGTAGCGCCTGCACCTGCCCAAAACTGCATATCCTGCACATTGATAATGCGGAACTGCCCAATGGAGCCGACCTCACCATTGAGCGGCTTCGCGGCATCGGCATAATGCTGCACATCGATAAATGCCTTATTGCCGAAGCCGTCGGTCAACTTTTGCAAGTGCAGCAGCAAATCCGGCCCAACAAAGGCAATGCGCGCATTATTGATAACGCGCGTATCGGTATTTCGGCTGCCGGAAATGATTTTTGTTTGTCTGGGTGATTTATTCTCGTCGAGAATCTTGCTCATACGCGCGAACAAATCATAATCAATCACAGAAGGGTCAGCACCTTCTCCTGTGACAGTTGCGCGCGAAGTGGCAGTACCTGCGTAGAGATGCACGCCTGCGCCTGCCAGTAGTTGCGACTGCAACACATCCTCGTACACCTTCACCGCGCCCTTGGTGAGTTCGCGCGCTAGGTGGGCATCGAGTTCTGCATCGGAATCGAACTCAAGGGATTCGCGCGTATACTCGTAGAAAAACCCCATGCTATAGAGTTGTGCCTTGCGCTGCAAGCGCGAAAAGCCCACGCGGTTCATGCGTCCACCGTTTTCGCCTAGCACCGGCAAACGGCCTGCGATAGTGCCAGTATCTTTGCTTGAGCCGTAGAGATTACCATCGGCAATGACAGCGCCTGTAGCGTCAATACCTTGGTCATTCACGTTACGGTCATCAAGCAGCGGCACATAGTGGTACACGCTAATTTCCTTACCCCAATTGCGGGGCATATTTTCTGGGTTAGCCAGCTGGGTAAAGTGCATATCGTGGTAATTTTCCACAATACTCTTTCGCAGCAGAAACTGCGTATTCACCTGTGCGGAACCACCGGCATCAATGGTACTGGTACTGGATGGGTCGTACTGCAAAGCCATAATCAGGCTCCTTTCAAATCATTATTTAAACAAGCGCGGCCACATGCTGCATAAACTGGTCATCAGACATGCTAGCGGCGGCGCGCGGGTCAAGGGCGGTAGCGGATGCGGGTTTGCCTCTGGTGGGGGCGGCTGCAAGGGCACGCGCGGCATTGGCGGCGGCGGGCTGCTGCACGGGTGGCGCGAACCCTTGAGAGGGGGCTTGCTGCCTTGCCTGTGGTAGCTGCTGCTAGCAGTAGCTGCTGCTGTGGTGGCTGCTGCTGTGGTGGCTGCAAGCGCGCAAACTCACCACGCGCTTGCATCGCCTCACCTGCGGCGCGATAAGCTTCAATAAACGGCACATGCGCGGGCACATGGCCCAACATACGCAAGCGGTCAACCTCATGTGCAATGGCATCAAACACGCCGGATTGCTTTTGAGACAGGAGCACGGGGAGCGCGTCGGGATTCATGAACAACGCTTGCTTGGAAGCATCGTCCAAGGTGTCATTCATGAGTTGCATAAACTGCTGACCTTGTGGCGTACTGCTCACGTGGTTCACCGCATCCTCGAAGGCAATCTGCGCATCGGGCACAAGATGCTGGCCTGGTTGATATTCACTGGCCTGCTGCATATCGATATTCATCGGATCGATTTGCGCGTCGGCCAAATACTTCTTCAGTGCCTGCGGGTCTTTCTTTTCCAATGCGACAAGAAAGTCGAGTTTCTCTTCAGACAACAAACCATTTTTTTCCAAAATGGCAATCGCTTTTCTGTGTGGCGCAATAGCTTGTGTTTTGCGCGTATAATCTGCGCCCATTTGCATCAGGCGCAACGCCTCTTCGGGGGAGCGGATTTCCACCTTACGGCCTGCAACCTGCACAGGCTGCATAACCTGCTTATAGAACGCCTCATAATCCACGGGATGCGCGGCGGCGCTTTCTCCTGATTCTTTTGGGGCCTCTTGGTTTTCCCCTGTGGATTCCTCGGCGGGTTCGGCGGATGTTGCAATAGGTAGGCTATCGGCGGCCAAAATTTGCGCATCATCCATAGCAACCAGCGCTGCGGCGGCATCGTCTGCATGTGCGGCATGGTCTGCTGTATCCACCTCTTGGACTGGCGGCGCGTCCTCGGTCGTGGTCTGTAATTCGCTCATAACACCTCCGCCTGTGCGGCATCCATAGCGGCCTGCAATTGGGGCAAACTCTCTTTGGCGCGCTGACCTTGGTTTTCGATATTCTCTAGATACAAATGCAAAAACCCAGCGGCGCGTGCCATATCCATCGCATGGTTTTTTGCGCGCTCCTCTAGGGCGGGGTTGACGCTATCGTGCACAGCCTTGGCGCAAGCCTCCTGCAAAAAACCCTGCTCCATCAAATCTTGCCAATCGCGCAACGCGCACAGGCGGGAGAGTTTTTGGGCGTTTTCAATATCCCTCATGCACTGCGCGCGCTGCTCTCGTAGCTTGAACAAATCACTCATTATTCTTGTCCTGTAGATACAAACATCTGCGGTACGATAGTTTGGTCGGTTACATCATGCGACATCATGGCAGGCATGGAAAACTCTGGCGCTTGCGCATCGGCTGGAAAATCGATTGCTGCATCAACAGGCGCGGGCGGCACGGGCATTATTTGGGGGGCGGCAATCTGCAAAGCAGCGGCGGCGGCTTGGGCTTGGGCTTGTGCCAATTGAGCGCGCGCGGCATCTAGGGCAATGGCAGCGTCCAGCCTCTCGATTTCCTTTTGCGTCCGCTGCACCTCTAGCATAGCCTTTTGCTGCTGAGCGTCATCGGGGGGGGGCTGCCAATTGGCAATAGCGTGGGCTAGTTCTGGCAGACGCTTCATACCTGCAATATCGGCCAAAATGCGATTACGGATACCGGCATCCATACTTGGGCCAATCGTTTGCAGCATGAACGCCAAATCTTGCGCGCGCGCCTCATCAATCTCTGCGGTAGCAATATCCACTTCCAAGTCAAAATTACCGCGCAACGCCTCGCGCGACACCTGCACAAACTCGCCATTGGTCACACGCACAGTTTCCTGCTCGCTCATAAACTCGGCATTCATGGCCAGCACCTTGGAGCCGATTTCCTGCATACCTTGAGCTAGGCGGCGCAAAATACCCATTTCACGTTTACCAGCGGCATCAATCATGCCGCGCACTCCGGTAGCAAGTTTTCCCCATGCGTCGCCGGACAGTCCGCCATGAAAGGCTTTGATACCTGTAAGGCTCTCTGCTTCGCGCGCCTGCAACTCCAACATATTCAGGGCACTGGCGGGAATCTCTGGGTAACGGTGCTCAATAATCCCTTGAGAAAACTGAGCGGCCTCGGGCTTAAACTCATAATCCAAACCATCATCGAAGCGTCGGCGGTTCAGCGCATCCAGCATACCGGCTGGGAAACCGTGCTGCGCATTGGCGCTACGTCCAAGCAGGTCAATCATGCCGCGCGACACCGCGCCCATAATGCGCTGGTTATCCTCCAACATCGCAGCATCGGCCTCACCGTACACGCTGCGCTTGATAGGCAAATACGGCACAACCACAAAAGGCGGTTTACCATCGGGAAACGGGTTCGCCTCCATGCGCACAATGGTCGAACCAATCCACGTCACCACAACCGGCTCAAGTTTGCCGTTATCCTCAATATCCCAAAATCCCCAATACTCATAGGCCACTACCTTGCGGCGCGCCTCACCTGCGATACTGCGCGCGTCATTAAAGCTATAGCTATGGTGGGCATCGGCGGCGGTGCCACTATTCCAATTCACGGCATCTAGGTTGTGGTATCGGTGCGGCTCTTTCAGCAATTCTGCTTTGTTGGTTTCAAAGCTAAAAATCACAAACAAGGCTTGGTCAAAATCTCCGTCGCAACTGGGGTCAATATAGACATTTTCGGGGTTCACCACTTGCACAGTAGGTTGATTTTGCAGCAAGCGCGTAGTCTGCACCTGCTGCACGCCGGACTGCACGGCAAACACAGCCTGCCCACTTTCTTGCAACACCTGCACCGCCTGCTTCAACTCTGGCGCGGCCTGCTCTTCAAAAGCGCGCGGATTCTCCTGCTTGAATTGTGCGGCCTGCTGCAACACCTGCAATTGCTCTGGCGACTGCACGGGAGCGTACTGCCACACGGGCTGCGCCTGCATAACCTGCTCTTGTTGGCGCAACCATCCAAGGCGCACAATGGCCGTGCCGTCATCGACACAAGCGCGCACAAACTGATCCACAAACCGCGTGCGATTGAGCTTGGTTCTGAACTGCCAATTCAGCACAACCTCATTTTGTTTAGCGGCATCGGCATCTTCAAAACTCACGGGCCTCACATGGAACAATTTATTGCTTGAGAGAAAAGGCTCACTCAAAGCCGCATAACGCCATTCGGCCTGCTTTCTCACTAGGCGCGGCTGCACGCTACTGCGGCCCTTGACCTTAGGCGGCTTGGCGCTGCCGGACACCTCCAACAAATCGCGCCATTGCCTGATGCGCGTGGCCTGCTGGGCCTGCACAGACTTTGCGGCCTCCAAATCAGCGCGCAACGTCTCCACGGATGGTTCATTGGCCCAATCAGTGAGTTTCATTGGAAAGGCTACAGGCTGCATCATTGGCTCATCCTTTGCAGCAAATCCCGTTCTGCTTTAATTTGTTGGCTCATGGCTCTAATGGTTGCATCTCGGAATCCAACAACTGCTGCGAACTCTTCAACCAATTCGATGCCCTCTCCAAGATGTCGGTCGAGTTCGGCTGCCCTGCTTGCAACAGCTCTGCACCCTGTGCTTCCACTTGTGGCAACTTGGGTGTAATCAGCAATGCGTCGCTCCTGCTGGCGCAACCTGTTGTCATAATCACTGCGAATAGCAGCAACAGTTTTTTCATGTTGAACACGTGCATTCTTCAACTCCTGCTCCACCATCAAAGATTGTTCTGCATGGTCTTGTGCCAAACTTTCATAGGCGGCTTCTAGGTTTGCTTGGGCTTGTTGGGTAAGCTGCCTCTCTGCTTCCCATTGTGCCCTTACCTCTGCTGCACCTTTGGTATAACCAAAAACCCATGCAGCAACCATAAATACGAGAGAACCAACAACCAAAGCTATTCTATACATTCGCTGTAATCCACATTGCCAATACGCCGGTCAATCCATCCTACAGTAAAGTCCGGCATATTGAGGTTGATGTAATGGTTGGCTTGGAATGTTTCCAATGTTTTGATGACCAACTCACATGCCTTGCGCTTGCCCCTTTTGCTTTCCAAAGCTACATAGGCATCCAATGTTTGCTGCCCCAAAGCACCATCCACAACAATCAACGGCCAATCCTTGCCTCCGCGTGATAGGGCATTGAGGCTTTGCTGGAACCATCTTGCAGCGCGCTTTGGCCCCACATTGATGCCAGAATCCACCAGTTTGTATCCAACAATAGGCTGGTGCCTAACCAAAGGCAAAAAGCCGGATTGAACAACATACTGCTCCTCATAAATACGCAAGGCTTGTGACTTGCTCAAATCACGCATGGGGCCTGCATAGCCACTTTGCCTTGCAACCTTTGCTGTAATACCGTGGTTGGTTTCTCCACCTGGGTCTTTCGGGTGGTTCACATAACCGCCTTCGGTAGCTACCACAGCGGCCAAAATAGCGGCCACAACACCTGCTCCGGTCACGGCAACACCAGTGCCTGCGAAGATTTTTTTTCTACTCATGGCCCGAAATCTTTGTTGCGGCAATCTCTGTTTCTGCAATCTGCCGGTTCAATAAAATCATTCTTGCCTTGTGTTCCGCGCTTTCTTTCTTGTGCTTCGCTGCCATAAAAGCAATGTTTGCCACAAGGGAAACGAACCCTAGTACACCCATAATCATGGCAGCCCAATCAATTTGCGCTATTGATGCGGCTAAACTACTCAAAGAAAACCCCCATGTTGCATAATTTGTTTTAATAACAGAAGCGTCCAGATTCGTCATGGTTGCCTTGATTTGTGTTTTCAACATCAAATTCTCCTGCCGATTTCAATCATAATGTCATCAAAAGGTTTTTGCAGGCGCAAAGCAACCCATGCCACATACTCACCAGGGTTGCGCCACTGCACCTGCACCTTGTGCTGTGCATTGGGCGGCAGCAACCCGTCCTTGAGGTATGCGGGGTTGAGCGTAGCCACATCGCCATACAGCGAATACACATCACGAATACGGATGGGCAAATAACCACGGTTGCACAGGTTAATGGCATCAATACGCGGCCAATTGAACTGAAGCGGCTCGGCCTTGGACATCGGCTGCCACAAAATGCTTGCATGTTTCATGCCTGCTTCCCACACTTGCAGCTCTAGGGCGTAAGGTGGGTCAACATGGTGCCGTGGTTGAATCAAGCGTCTATCCACGCCTGCAAACAGGCCATTGAGTGGGTAGAGGTCGCGCGGCCTGTAATAATCAGGAATTGTCATAAACTTCTCCCACAACACCCAATCGCCTACCTAGGGCCATGCCAGCTTTATCCAGCTTATGCCAAAGCAAATCCGGCAACAGTGGAGTAGGCTTTTTGAACCCGTCCAACTCGTGGTAAAAATGCAGCTTACCCTTAATAAGGCACAGCAGCAGCAAATGCGAATGTCCGTAAAACATATGTTCAATATCGCTTTGCAGCAAAATCGGATACTCTGCTTGAACAGTGGAGTGGGCGTACTGATTCATAGGCACGCTATGCCAAAAAATATCACAGCGGCTAGCCCTATTCCACCACGCCACACATGGCAGCATGTGCGTGCTAAACGCCAAACTCAAGCCCACGGCATCACTGCGGCCTGCGTCTACCAGTTTGTTTTTTTGGGATGGGTTGGAAGCGGGGGCAACCCAAACACCGCGCTCTGGGGTATCGTCAAAATGCGCTTGCCACAGTTTGTTATACAGCGGCCTAGAAGCATCATTGAGGGCGACACCTGCACCCGTGACAAACGCATCGGTATTGCCATGTACCAATGAAGGGGCATTCACGGCAAACGGAAAAAGCCACTCCACGCTATCGGGCGTGCCCACAAGAACTTCAGGAATCGGGAACATGGCGAAACCTTACCCTTACCTATTTTTGAGCTTACGCACAACGTGAAAGCTAAAATACTGGTCATCATTGAGGCGCACAGGGGTTGGGAACTCAACTACCATCGGGAGCATGGTTGCGCCTCTGTAGATGCCAATGGCAGAAATCGGCACAGGCGGCAGCCCAACGGGGGTAGAGAAGGAATACTTCACCTGTGCGGCCACATAATCGACAAGCGTTCCCTGCACCGTCCATGGGGGCAAATACTTGGTGCCAACGCCTGGAATGCCGCTATCCCAATATTCACCAGGGTAATAAATATCCATCGTCAACGCTGTCGGGTTGCCTGTCATCAACATGGGCGACTTCCACAGGGCATCCAGCGAAGCAGGCAAAGGGGCGTTGTACTTGATAGAGAAAGCCAAATCAGCACCATCGAACGGCATTTTGGAGTGTTGCCTAATGGTAGAAACTTCCAGCGTCAGCTCAAACACCACTTTGAGTTTTTCCGTAGGCATCACCACAACGGCGTTAGGAATCGTCGCGCGGCTGAACCACGGTGTGCCGACGGCGGGGGATGTGCCCACTTCCCAAATCAGGTATTCCCGTGGTTTGCTATCAAACTGGAACGCCTTGGTGCCCACAATGGTGTAGCTATTGGCGAGATTGTTCAATACCAAACTCTCCCATGTGGCATGGACAAGGGAATACAAACCGTTTTCCAAACCCGCATCTGTGAGAGTGGGGGCACTCTTGCCATTACCGACCCAGCACTTCTCGCACAAGTTATGCAGCGCAAAGCCATTGCCCACGGGGTGGCGAAGCAGCGCATCAATGCCGGACTGCATAATCAGGTTATTCGTTGCCACTTCGCGCACAACAGCGTCATAGGCATTGAGCACCTGCAAGCGGTAGCGGCCTGACAAGCCAATGATTGGCGGGGGGCAAATAATCTTCATGGCAAAGCCTTTAACTTCTGGTTCGTCGTCACCCATTGCAGTCTGCCATTTGCGCCCATGCCAAAATTAGCAAGCTCTTGTTCTGCTGGAACCAGTACACCCATATCATGGGCAACGCGATATTTTTCCCTTTGACCTCGCACAACCAAACGCCTCGCAAGGGTAATATACGTCACCAGAATATCAGAAACACCAATGAGAATACCGCGCACATCGTCCACACTCATCATAATAGAGGAGCACATCCCTAAGTATTCCGTCACGCGGCCTAGTGATGCATCGTGGTAATAACTCACAAACGCTTTCTTGTTCGTCAATCTCCAAGCCAAAACCCAATTGCAGTTAATATCAAATGACAATGCAATCTCATCAATGCCGTGCAACGTCATAGCGAGCCGCGTCTTTCCGTCTTCACTGCTTAGCGCCACATTGCCGGACAGCACATCATAAGTAGCAGTCCATATTTGATATAAAAATCCCTTGGACGTATCTTGCACATCGACACCGCCAAAGGCTCTATCCATCCAGCGGAATCGCGTCTGGTTTTTGGGCGGGGCAACGCCAGTAGGGTTGTCGCCTGCCTCAAATGCGGCGCGGGGAATCATGGGTATCTACCGGCGGTCATATAGGCACTGAAGGTTAATTTCTTTTGGACATCCTTAGGGATGGGCGGGTCAACCACCACGCGGCGCGGGTTATTGCCTCTGAACGCAAAATAGAACGCCTTAATAGGCAAGTCATTACTGCTGCCCATGTTGTTGTTGTAGTCGTATCCCCATGTTAAAACGCGCTTTTCTGGTTCTGACGGGTTTAAGCTAACGGTTGCAGCTCCATCCATCTTCGGGAATCCGCTCTTTGAATATGGGCTTGATTGATTTATTTGTGGAGCTAGTGCGCTTTCTGCTTGAATGTGGCTGGAGACATGTCCAAAATATGATTCCAGTATACCGTTACTGCTGCCAACAAAATTTGGATGTGTGCATGCATGGCTGGTATAGTTATAGGTATCGCTGCCAACGTTAAACGTTCCGGTAAAGGTAGACAAATCCTCATACTGCCGCAGGGAATAAAAAACCGTCACCTCTTCATTGGCAACCACTGATATTACAGTGGGGTTGCCTGCTGCATCCTTAATCAGGGAGCGACAAAACAAACCCTCTGTAATTCCCCATGCGGGATTTGTGCTGACGCTAAAAATCCCTATTTCTGCAATATTTCCCACAATGGAGTTCATGGGGAACACTGCTTTATAGGTGGTTTCGGTGTAGAAAGGTGCGGCGCTGCTTTTTGTGTTTGCTGTTTGGGTGATGGATTGTTTATGCGCAAATGGCGCTACCATTTGCACATCAGAAACTGAAGGCGGCTGATTGGAACTGCCTACAGTCGCTCTCAAGCCCGAGTTTGTTAAATTTCTAGCAAACCACTTCAACAAACCCAAATCGGTAATCAGGTTTTTGAACTCTGGCACTTCTTTTACAATAATGCCATTGCGTCTCACCTCAATGCGGAACCGGCCTTCCAGCGACACGCGGGGGCCTTGCAATCCTGAATTATGGGTATTCATTTTATCTCCAAAGAACCGCCAATCATGGCGTGCGATTTGATATGCAATGCATCCTCCTCCTCAATGGAGTGGAATGTATAAGTTTTTGTTTCCAGCGTACCATCCAGCATAGCGTGCTGGTTAATCTTGAGCGCATCCTCTTCATGTTGATTCGGCCATGTGGAATACTTCATCTCCTCGATAATGCCGTCCAACATAGCGTGCTGGTTAATCTTGAGCGCATCCTCTTCGTGTTGGTTCGGCCATGTGGAATACTTCATCTCTTCGATAATGCCGTCCAACATGGCGTGCGCGCCCATTTTCAGCTCCTCCAACAATTGGATAATTGGCAGGACAGAACCGGTGTCGATTTGCGGGAGATTCACCTGCACCTCATCGAAGGCATAGGTCAGGGGATCGAAAGAGAAGAACGTGGTAATACGCGGGGGCTTTGGCGGGGCATCTTGACCTCCGTTGAGGTGGCCGAACACCTCGACAATATCCAACACCAAGTGCTCACCATTACCTTGTTTGCGCGGCTGCACCTTTTTGGGTTCACCTTTGGGCGGGTCAAGGTCAAGCAGCAGTCCCTCAAAGATGAACACGGGGAAAATACCTGACCTCACGCCAACACCTTCTGTCGGCACTTGCGCGGACTGCGTGGTGAATATATGCGCATGCAAACCGGTGTGGCTATGCAGCACGGGAATATCCAGCACGCCTTGATAGCCTAGTCCAACTGCCAGACTTTGGAAGAAATACACCATCAGCGTATCGCCTGCTGGCAGCATGCTTTGGTCATCCAAGCCATGCACCATCAGGCCATAATGGCCTTGCAATGCGCGGTCTGTGGGAAAGAATCGAATGTTACCTATTTTGACGGGGAGGGGCGAAACATTATGCACCTCTACTCGGTTGAAGATGGTATAGGGTCGTGCGCTGGCAAAAGGCACGGCATGCAAATACACGTGACCATCGGGCCACACATTGGTATTGAACACCTGATTATTCTTTGGCTGCATGACGTGCTGTGGTACTGGTTAAATGCCAGCGGCCTCCATGCGCGCGCGAATATCGTCCATAATCTCCTGCAAGGGGTATTTGCTGGCGGCGGCATCGGATGGCTTCTTCCAATCGAAGCCTTGATTCATATCGGTCGCCAAACTCACCAATTGGGCCAATTTGGTATGCACCTCAAGCAGGGGCGACAAATTGTCGTGAATGGTGGTGAGCTTGGTCATACCTGCACCAACGGCATTCACATGTGCCAGTGATGCGCGCAACTGCTGCAAATCTGGCAGCGCGTCATAGAGGTCTAGCAATTGGGCTAGGCTACCCTGCAACTGCACCAATTGAGTTGCGCGGGCCTCCAAGGCAATCAATTGTCCCTTGACCTGCTCTAAGGCTGTGAGTTGTCCGCGAACATCATGCAACTCCTGCAATTGGCCCTTCATGACAAACAAAGCATCTAGCTTGTGCAAATCATCATGCAGGGCCTTAATGCGGTACATATTCAGGCCAATAATTTCTAACTCATTTGCGGCGGCCTGTAATGCAAGCAGGGGCGTGAGGCTATCGTGCAGCGCGCGCAAATGGGGAATAATGGTAGCAAGCGCTTCCACTGCTTGCATATGCTCATCCACACGGAACACGCGGTCTAGGTGGTCACTGACGTGCTTGACAGCTTCCATATTGACAGCTACATGTTTAACCACGTTGTAAGCACTGCCTAGCAGTTTATCGACAACGTAAGTATTATCAGAACCGTAAGGGTAAAAAACATTCGCCATAATGCGCGCGCGCTCCTGCTGTGCTGGATTGTTGCGGCATCATGGCATGCGTGGTTTGCTGCACTTTTCGGCCTGCTACACCTTTGCGCTACACCCAGCCATTTTTCGCAAACCTCTCTGACGTGCGCATGTGGGACAGCGAAAACGCATCGGCGGCTACCAGTGCCTGCACCTGTGCCTGATATTGGGCCATGTGCATCATGGCGGCCTGCTGTGCGTGCTCAATGTGCATAGGGCGGAACACACGCGCGGCGACAAAATCTGCCAAAGCGGGCAACAGTTGCGGGGGCAAATGAATATCGGCCTGCAAAGCATCGGGCACACTATCGCATGGGATACGGTCATGGGCGGCGCGGTAACTGATGCCAAGGGCAACACCATCGCGCGGCGCGGGCACTTGCAGCACATTGGCAGCGGCGGTCACGAACACCGCTAGCGGGTGGCCCTCATAGTTCAGCGGGCAATGCTGCCCGTGCTGGTCCACCACATCCACAATTTGCAACACATCATCGGCGAATGGTTGTTCCTTTGAATCCTTGATATAGGGATAGGGCACAAGCAAAGGGTCGTAGCTGCTCTCGGCAAACCGTGATGACAATTCGTAGCGCGTGATATTGTCCTTCATCTCGACAATACAATTACCCTCCTTGAGCATCAGGCGCGCGTGCAAATCAACCAAACCCTCATTCACCAGTGCCACAAGCATAGGCACTTTAGCGGGGTCAATAGCGCCATTGCCACTCAAGCCGGTGGCGATATTGGCAAGATGCGTCCAACTCAACTGCTGCAAGAAATCTCTAACAATCATGGCGTGTAACCGTCCAAGGGAGAGGCACTATGGCCCGCAAGATTGCGCGCGGGCCACAATGGGGATGCAGGGGCGGGGGATTTTGTCGCGGCCATACTGTCCAATCCCTGTGCGCCTGCTTCGCGCGGGAGCATGTGAACAAGCATAGAAATGGTGTCTAGGCAATCATCCTTTGCGCGCAACCCGTCAAAAGAAGCCATGCGAATCTCGTCGATAAACTCCCGCATAATATCCGAATCGCGCATCTGCTCTGGGAATTTGATTTTACCGGCTTTGAACAATGGCACAACAAGATGAAAGCGCGACAACTTATCAGCGGTGGGGCGAATGCCTGGTGTGCTACCTGAAGACGAGGCCAGGTTGAAAAAACAATCACGCGCGCGCATCTCCTTTGCAATCCACTGAATAAACGCGCCTTGTTGGCCGGACACCTCAATACCCACAGACAGGGGGCGATACTCTTTAGCGAAGGCGAAAAGCGCATCCAGCGTCACATCCATTGTTTGGCGCTTGCAAGTGCCGTCTACCCAATGCCATATACCGCCAAGGAAAGCCCAAACAGAAATCACGCTGTAATCTGCGGTCTCCTTGGCGGACGTAGCAAAGTCGGTAGTAATGTAGAAATTCGCATGCTCCCTTTTTGCTAGCAATGCGGGGCGGTCGAACCATGCGATTTCATCATCTTGCACCAAACGTTCCGCGTCATCAGACAGGCGCAACATAAGCTCTTGATAAAATGCTCCTAATCGTCCAGCGGCTTTAGCCACATCGTATTGTCTTTGCACTCCATCATAATCAAACCTATCGGGCCATGCGCTGGCAAACGCATCACGCGGGCACGGAAAGCGTTCACACACAGGCCACACATTCACCTGCCATGCGCCACTTTCAATGGCCTGCACCATAATATCATCACGGCCAAAAGGTGTGCCGTTGAAAATGATTTTATGGCGCACAGGGTCAACGGCATGGAATACACCTTTATAAACCGTGTCTTTAATCAGCTCCATGCTAGCGCGGCTTTTAGCGTCCTTGTCGCCAATCAAATCATCAAGAATTGCCAATTGCGGCCTTTGCCCAAAAATGCGTGTACCGCGCAACCCTGTTTTAGCGCCGAATAAACGGACTCCAAGCGCGTGACCTGATTGAGATTCAAACTCCAAATAACCATCACGGAACCGCGCATCAGGAATCCAAGTCTGCAAAAATGCGCTATTTCTGTAGCGGTGCTCAATATTTTTTCTGGCACTGCGCGCGCCATTGTCCATAGAATCGGACACATAAATCATGCCCGACACTTTACCCAAATGCGGCAAACTGCCAAACACCGCAATATACAAAATCAGATATTCAGCGAACAGCGTCGTCTTGGCAGCACCACGAAAGCACAGGTTCGCCACATGCGCGGCATCGCCTGCCAGTCTATCGAGCATGGCAAGGTGAAACGCGGGCGTGGCATGCTGCTGCGGCATACCGGCATTAACCAGTTGCACAAACGCGGCAAAGCCCAGGGCGAAATCGCTGGGGCGGTAATCGCTGGTAGCAAGGTGGTGGTAATCCACGGCATCTAGCAAGGCATCCAGTTTGGGTGCGGTGTCCTTCATTGCTGTGCCACTGCTGCCACTGCTGCCACTGCTTTGTGCGCGGGCGTGCCATTGGCGATACTGTTTTGCTGCGCGGCCACAAGGCGGTCAATAGTGCTACTCAAGGTGGCAATGGCATCGGACTTGTTGCCTGCCAACTCTAGCGCGTTGTGACCTCCTCCTTTGGCATCCATACCCCATGCCTGACGCTGCAAGCGCGCGGCACAATCAATGCTATCGACAATGGTTTTAAACGTTCTGGCCTTTTTCTCAATGTCCAGAATTTCATCATCGGCCAAGGTGAGTAACTGCGTGCCAAAATTCACAATGCGTTCGGACAGGTCGCGGTGCTTCAAAATCACATTAGCCATGCCATTGCTACAGATTTTGACCATTTCGGCTTCATGGTTCGCACTGTTACATTTGCGTACCTCACTATTGCGTACCGTGCGAACCGTGCGAACCTCCTCCTTGCGGACAAGCTCCACTGCCTTGGCTTGAATGCGTTCGGACAAGTCTCGCGTCCAATCATCACGCTTGGCGCGCTTTCGGATAGCGGCCTCCGTGATACCGTTCTCGCTGGCGATTTGTCGCAGTGCCTTAATGCCTGCGCGATAATCAATTTCAATCACTCGCCAATCTGGCGCAATCGCACTGTCTTTCGCTTCATTGACATCTGCGCGAAACAAATCCTCATTCATGCTATGCGATAGTGCCATGCGTTGAAAGGTATTATTGCGCGAACAAATCTTGCTGCGCGGCGCGGTAAGCCAGTGCGGGCTTTTTGCGCGGTCTGACCAGTGGTGCGGCTATTGCTGCACCTGCTCTTCGCAGCCATTTGAGTGCCCAATCCAGCGCTCCCTTTGAGCACTTCAATAGCTGGCGAATCTCTCCATGCCCTAACCATTTTTGCTGCGCCGACAGCAAATTCAGCACGCGGCGGGTGGTACTGTTTTTTCCCAAACCGCGCGTGCGTTTTGGCTTTGGCGCACTGCGTGAAGAGGAATGGATTTGTTGCGACATCCAAGACATAGGGCACAACTGCCTTGATGTTGGCGGGGCGTGGCAGAAATCCAGAACGGTTTGCTGGTGCATTTTCTGGTGCATAAACATGGTGCAACTCCTGTCGGCCAATCATGGGCATGCTTGCAACTCCACTTTCACGAAAGGCTTCGCGCAACCCATGATGTGGGCTGCGTCCTCTTGTGCGCTAGGGTGGACTGCTGTGAAATCGGCTTTGCCAATGTGAAAACTCCATTTGGAATCATCCAAACCGACGGCATGGGCGAGGGCATCCAAACCGGACTTCATGGCGGCCAGGGCGTTATCGAGGTCAAAGCGTCGGCGGGAGGTTGGCACGAACAGCAAACGCGCGAGAATGTGGACTGGCATGCCGTCATCAAAGAATTTGCCAGCACCCTGCTTGTGGGCGAGGGCAAAGCATTGGGCGCGGTAATTTTTTGCGGCATAGGCTTTGGTTCGCCAATGGCATCTGGCATTGGGCGAAGTCTCACGGGGGGGCCAAGGGAGGATGATTGTGTGCATGTGGTGGTCTCATCAAGCGGCGGTGGCATCTTGGGGGGCCTCATTTGCTGCTATCGGCTGCTGCTGCCTCAAATAGGCATCCACCTTTTTGTACTGCAACTGTTTTTTGTGCTCCCAATCTGCACGTTCTTCTTCGCGCTCTTTGTTTTTTTCGTTGAGCATTTTGGCATCTTGTTCTTTCCATTTTTTGCGCAACTTAGCGATATGGTCGCGCACATTTTGGGCAATATTCTTTTGGACTTTATCGCCCTCCAATGCTTTGTGCTGCTGCGGGCATGTGCTCTTTAATAGCATCTGCGCTGCGGGCGAATTGGAAACTTCATTGCGCGAAGATGCATCCCAGCCGAGAGAAGTAATCACAGTGGGCTGGACATTGGCAGTTTGGTTGCGCTCGACAATGCGTTTATATGCATCGATAAAAGCCATACGCGCGCCTACCTTGTCGCCAAAATCTAGGATGGGTCTCGTTATATTGAATGCTTGGGCAATTTCATCCGTCCAGACAATCGTTTTTTTCTCATCAATGCTCGTTACTGCAATGGCCCATGCTTCTGAAGGGGACAAACGCGGGGATTGTACTGGCTGACCTTGTTGTCTTTGCAGTTCACTGCGCATCAATTCCACAATATCGGCGGGTTTTGGTGCCCACTTTCCGCGTTCAGGGCATGCAGTCCATGTGAGAATCGCGTGTATCACCTCATCTAGGCTGTAATCTTGGCATGCGTGAAGCCATATTTTCATTAAAAACTCATTGCATTGCTGCCCATATCCTTCAAAAAGTTGTTCTAGATTTTTGGAAAACGTTTTAGCCTCTAACTGATTCATTTTCAGCTCCTTAGTTTTATCCGGCATTTTGGTTTAGGTCTGGGAACAACGGTGTTCTAAACGCTGGGACGTATGGAGGTTCTGGTGGTTTGGTTTGGGCTTTCAATTCGGCTTCTTCGGCTTCCTTTTTGGCTTTGAGTTCTAATCGGTAGCGTTCTCGCGCCTCTGCGAGGAGTTGTTCTGGGGATGGTTCTGGCTCGGGAATTGGGATTGGAATTGGGGCGGTCTGCTGCTTTTCGGTTGCCTGCACATCAACCACGTTTTCATCATCGTCATTTGAAGCAATCCCCAATTCTGCAAGCACATTTTCAATGGCCTGTTTGCTTCTTGCGGAACGTCTTTCAGCGGCGGTCATTCTGTTTGGGTCGGACGGCATGAAATCTTTGTTATTCGTTGCGTGATTATTCGGCGCTTGAAAACCGTTTTGCTTGGCATGCGCTTGTGATGCCCTAGTTCTGTTTGCATACCATTCGGCATTGAACCCTTGCCAACCTGCTTCGCAAGCAATCTCCAATGCGCGCTGCAATTGGAGATTTGCTTTTTCAGATTCACGGCCAATTCCGATGAGGGCTGTGGCGGTAAGTGGTGCGCGTTTTGCTTTTCGGTGGGCTAGGAAATCCAGCCACACTTGCTCCTCAACGTTGTCGGGCCTATCGTCTGGTGTGAGGAACTGTTTTCCTGCTGATTTTTTTTGGTGTTTTGGAGCGGTGGTGGGAGCAGCGGTGGTGGGAGCAGCGGTGGTGGGAGCAGCGGTGGTGGGAGCAGCG